AGTGGTAGAACTGACATATTCACAACCGTTAAACACACCTACGATTGACACTGATCCACCAGCCGCAGCTTGTAGGTCATCAATCACACCAGCCGCAATCGGGATCACTGGCTGGCCTTGATAAAGTGCATTTGAGTTATCGGACGCGATTCGATATTCAGTTGTACCAACAGAGTTGGGTGCTGAACCTAGCATCCCATACGGCTTTAAGCCGAAGGCTCCATTAGCATTTGCCATGAGATTGTACTCCTTATCTCACTATGGTTACTTGGAGTCGCCTTTGCGACCTCCAAAACTTACACGACTTTGCCTCTCATTAGTGATTGGCATCGAAGGATGTTGCTCCTTCATTAAGTCCTGATCCACAGCAGTCATTTGTTCGCGTGTCCGATCACGGTAATATTCGGTTCTTTCCTGCGCTGTCTCTTCAGGTATCCTTGCTAGCATCAAACCACCGTTTCCTATTATGCCGGCATGATCACCTTCGGTGATTTGGGCAAAATCGTGACCAGTGTACTCATCGGCTCTGACAGGTTCCCATCCTTCGCGAAGTTTCGCATGGACGTTAATCTTATCTTCCTCACCTCTGAGTGCTGTTCTGATCCAACGATGCCTATATCCATCTGGTGCATCAGGCGATTCTAGACGGTTTGGTGGTGCCCAAGGTTTTCTGCGCGATGTCTTTTCGCGGGTTTGCATTGACCGTGGTTGTCTTGTGTCACTCATAGCTTAGTCCTTTACATACTTAGCGTATTCTTCAAGTGGAACACCAAGTTTTTTAGCCATGGCTACCTGTGACGGAGTCAACTTGACGGTCCTGCGCCCCTGTTTGTTGCTGCGGGATGCGGAAGTAGCAGCCGAGGCGACCCTTGTACTTCCCCCGTTTTGTCTCTCGCTTAATTCATTTGGAAAACGTTTTTTCAAGCGAGAATCTAATTCATCATAATACTCTTCAGCATTTGGGTCAAACCCTTCTTCATTCACAAGATTGTTGTGAATAACAAAAGCTGCTTGAGTCATAATTTCATCTTCGCCAAACCACTCATTACGTTCAGCCCACTTCTGGGCTTTTGGATCTGGTTGTGCGGCTGGTTGTGCGGCTGGTTGTGGTTGTTGAACTTGCTGTGCAAGAGGCTGTTGATCTTGACGTTGCTTTGCTAAACGATATCGCTCTTCCTCGATGGTTATCTTAGATAGAGCACGTTGTGCTTCAACCATTGCTTCTGCATCACCACGTTCATGAGCCTCTTTATACGCTCTTTTTGCGGTGTCAAGTTGTGACTCAATTCTAGTGCCATACTCATTAAGATAACCTTGATCTAGGTTGTTCAACCTGTTTTTTAAATTCTCATTTTCTTTTTTAAGTTCACCAGCAAGACGAGACGCTTCTTCTTTGTCGCGTTCAGCGTACCTATACTTTTCAGTTAACTTTTTGATGCGTTTTTGAACACTTTTACTGTAATCATCCAGTTCTTCGGCATCTTCTTCTTTTTGAACTTCAACCTTTGGCTTATCATCAAGTTCAAGATCCTGTTGAACAGGGGTATTTTCCGAACCCTCATCTATGGTTACTTCAACATTCTCTTCAACGACTTGTGCTTCAGCTTCTGCCACTGTGACCTCCTTAGACATGCTTAACGTCATCTGGTTCAAGGATAGTAGCGATTACTTCGTCATCATTAATGATGCGAACCTCACCACCTTCAATCTTAAATCTTGATCCGGCATATCGACCAATACATACCCATTGCCCTTCTTCACACCAAGGCTGTGGGTCGTTGCCAAATTTATTGGAGTCTTGATACGCTAAAGGTCCTAGCTTCAGAACATAGGCTACTACGGTGGCTAACGCTTCTCGCTCACGGGCTTCAGTCGGTATAATAATTCCACCATCTGTCTTTGCTTTACCTTGATAGGGCATGACAAGCAGGCGCCAACCCGTAGGTTGTGGTAGGCGCTCTCTTAATGACTTGTCGATAAGACTAGGGTCTAAAACTCGTTTGTCAGCCTCTACATAAGCTGTTTCAGCAGAAACGGGATCTTTTGCTTTAGCTTTTGCGATATGATCAGGAACGTATAATGTCTTCGCCATCGTCTACAGTTCTCTCCAGCAGGGTTTTAATTTCTTCTTTGGCGTAGACAAGTCCCTGTACTTCTCCAACCAACCGCTGGTATTGCTCAAAATTTGAAACACCACCAGATGTCAACATGTCAGCGATCTGTTCCTCACGCTGTGCCAACAACTTATAAACATGTTTTGCGAAGTCTGCAACATCCATTGTACAATTAAAATGTTCCTGCGAACTTCTTACCTCTTACAACGGCGCCACAACCTCTAGCTGTGCCAGACACATCAACTGTCATACCTTCGCGAAAGGTCTTAACGTCCTCTTTAAATTTGTCAGACTCAGCAATCTCTCGCACATCATCATCACCAAACTCAATAAGTTCATCTAACTCGATAATGCGAGGCTCTTTACCCTTAACCTCACCGCCTGTAGAAAAACTAACAATGCCACCAGACGCTTTACGAAGTTCCTTAAAATCCTCACCAGTAATCTTATCCCTGGGTTCAGCTACACGGGCAATTTTCATTTGCTTTTCTGTCAATGGCATGATGCGCTCCTACTTCTTAAAAAACTTGGTTGCTGCACGAGTTCCAAATGAGGCCGATACGATTATGCCTAACGTATATCTGTAATACTCTGGCATGGCATCTAAAGCAGTAAAGCCAGCAGAAACAATCTCTCTGCCCCATTCACCACAGAAGGCTAACACAAGTGGCACTGAAAACAAAATTGTAAGCCATTCGTCTTTCCAACTCGATTGTGTAGCACGTATAGCGGCCAATTCCCAGTCGATTTCACCTGTCGCTTCTTTCATACGAATCTGAGCTTCAGCTTTCTGAACTGCTGTTTTCCCATCTATCCAAGATGTTGCGAGTCCACCGACTGAACCTAA